TTTAAAAGTTTGTTTTTTACTGTCTGGCGTATAACTCTCTTCATACACTTCTGTTAGAATAATAAACTTATCGTTCACTTCGCAAACTCCTCATCGATCTTATATACTTCAGTCCTCTTTATGTACCAAGTTTCATTCTGGTACAATACACCCACGTGATCGGCGACGCCAGATATATCCGAAACTAGTAAAGCGCGCGGTGCTTCAAAAGTTTTCCAGTCAGTCACAGAGCCGGCCGACCCATTTTCAATATTGTATTTTTGTAATATTACAGCCGCCGGTACATGTACCAATATCCCCTCCTTGATCATTCTATATCTCCTGCAGTATTTTGAAGTTCTTTCAATTGTTCGGCCAAAGAATCAATTTGCTCCAAACTCTCTTGGGCTGATGGCCCCATTGTATCTTCGTGTGAATGAATATCTTCTGGCGGCTCCAAAAGAATCTTTTGATACCCTATTAAGATATTTCTCACATCATCAAGCTGCTCTAAATTCCCAATAATCAGATTCTGTGCAACCTCAATATCTTTAATAGATTTAAGTGATTCATTCTCAATCAATAAAAGACTTGATGCATCTGATATTAACTCACATGAATTCTTTATCTCATTTGAAATATTAACCAATAAAGACGACACTTTCGACGGAACATCTTCTAGTTCCACGCTATAAGTAACCTTAACTCTCATTTAAACCTTCTGTTATTCTTCTGATCAGCTTGTTATATAATTAATAGCCATTGCTGTAAAAATTCCCAGCAGACTGGTTGCGCTTAACCACATAAGCTTAATCTGGGCGGACTTCCAAGATTCGATCTCTCTTATTCTTGCGTATATACCGTTGTCTGGTCCATATACTGCTTTCTTGATCTCAGAAATATTATCGGCTACTTGCTCTTGGCTAGCCTTTACCATTTCAATGACATCCATAAGACGTTGCAGCTTGCCGTCAATCTCCACTAAATCAATCTGTAAATCTACTTTGTCTACCATTTTTTATAGCCTCTGGATAAATAGTTATTCTATTATATTTCCACTACTGCATGGCCGGAAGTAATTAGAGCGCCAGCTACGGAGGCTGCATTTTGTAGTGCGACCCTCGTAACCTTTGCCGGATCTATTATTCCGTCTTCCAGTAGGTTTGTGATTTTTCCTGTTGCGAAATTATATCCATCTGGACCCTGGGCATCTTCGACCATTGCCGACACGAGATCCGGGGATGCAGATGCATTACGAGCCATTTGCCTTACTGGTTCTTTGGACGCGTCGAGTACTATTTTCGCGCCAAGCTCCTGGTCATGGTTGCTGAGATTTAATCTAGACAAGTCATTCCCAACAATGTCTGATGTCCTCAATAGGGCAGTTCCCCCACCGGGTACCATTCCCTCTTCTTGGGCGGATTTAACTGCCTCTAGGGCGTCTTCAATCCTGTGCTTTTTCTCAACCATTTCAACTTCCGTGGCGGCGCCAACTTTAATAATAGCGATTCCGCTAGCTAATCTAGTTATTCTCTCTTGAATTCGCTCGCATTCTTTAATATTACTAGTTTGTGCAATTTCGCTTTTAAGAGAATCAATAGTTTTTTCTATTTCCTCCATACTGGCTGCGCCGCCCACAATTGTAGTAAAGCTCTTTAGAGATTCAATATTTCTACAAGATCCTAAATCTTCGAGTTCTACATCGGCCAAGCTAGTACCAGATTCTCTGGAGACAAAAGTGGCGCCGGTTGCAACACACAAATCTTTAAGTATATTTCTCCTCTCTTCTCCATAACCCGGGGCTTTTACTGCAGCTACCCTCAGAGTGCCCCTAGTCTTATTCATTATTAGGGCAGCAAGAGCTTGGCCATCTACTTCCTCTGCGACTATTACAAGAGGCCGGCCATCTCTTGAAATAATTTCTAAAGTTGGCATGATCTCTTCAACTAAGCTAATCTTGTAATCAGTTACTAAGAGAAAACAATCATCATATTTAACAGTGCCTCTCCTTTCGTCAGTAACAAAAGCCGACGCGAAATATCCAGAATTAAATCTGAAACCTTCGACAACATCCAAGCTTGTTTCTAGAGATCTAGCTTCCTCCACAGTTATCGCGCCGTCTTTGCCGGCCTGATCTACTGCCATTGAGATAAGATTCCCTATATCTTCATCGCCATTGGCAGAAATAGTAGCAATGTGCTTAATGTCTTCTTGACTAGTCACGGGTTGAGCTAGAGTTTTAATCTCTAGGGCCATGGCCTCAACAGCTTTGTCAATGCCCCTTTTTAGTTCAATGCCAGTTGCTCCTGCAGCGAGATACTTTTGAGCTTTTGTTAGGATTGCTCTTGCAATTGCAGTAGAAGTCGTGGTGCCGTCTCCGGCTTTATTGTTGGTCTGAAAGGCGGCTTGTTTAACAATTTGGGCGCCAATGTTCTCCATAGGATCTTCTAGATCCACAAAAGAAGCAACTGTGACTCCATCTTTGGTTACAATAGGGCTTTTTCCTTTTTGATGCAGGATTACATTGCGCCCCTTTGGGCCCAATGTTGCAACAACGCTGTCTGCTAAACGATTGACACCATTAAGTACGCTCTCGTTGAGGGCGGTGCCAGATGAATACTTCTTAGACATATCTCTTCCTTTAGTTAGGTATAGTCTATAATAACAACAAACGGATGTAAAGTCAAGAGGTTAATTAATTATATCCTGTTGACTTTATCGAATTGGTGACGGCGCGCTCAAGCTCGGATGCATCATCCATTGCTCCAACGCCGGCTTGGTGTCTATCCGCTGCATCAGTGTCTGTACACATATTCCCATCACAATCTACTAAAAAGAATTTTCCGATATTATCGGTTAATGAGGCCAATGAGTTGAACATTACAACTAAATCATCATTCAAACTCTCAGCAGCTTTTTTAAAGAAGGCTTCAACTCTTTGCGTAGTTATACTGAGGACGCCAATTTTACCTGCTCCAGAAGATGCACTAGCCTTTCCCTTGTAATGTCCTGGGCTAATCTTGAACTGCGTTTCGTCCTTCTCTCCTCGAACGCCTGGGGCCGGTGGCAGCACCGTTCCATCAGGGAGAGTGACGCCATCCTGAATTGCTTTAAATAATTCCTGGGGATCCCAGCCAGATTCTCTAAGTTCAATCCATTTGCTCAAATTGGCAGCGCTACCCCACAACTTATCTGTCGAAGAGCCCGCAAGACCCTCAAGCGGTTCGTAGCCTGTTGCCGCCTGGGAGCCGCCGCCTTTGCCTCCGGGTTTGTGATGGGATATATTGGCTATATAAATTGAATCAATATCGAAGGGGCCTTGCGTTACGGAATTACCGTCAGCTGATCTCAAGTTTATAATTTTTGCATTTTCTGAATTTATTAAATAAGCCTCGGCGGCCTTATCATAATTCGCCAACGCAATCCAGTCTTCAGCAACTTTGCCTTTTTTATTTTGTTTGGCATGCCGTATTTCAAATCGTTTATTTGTGCCGCCTTTATGACGAATCACCTTAGACTCTTGGGATGCTTTTATCTTCATATCTTTACTTACCACGGTCTCAACATGTTTGAACTCTCCAATCCAGTCAAAAAATGTGTGGGGATTGATATCAAATTCATAAAAAGTGACTGCCGAAACTTGCCTTTCTTGTGCTGATTGGTCTTTTACGACCACTACATATCGCATATTCTGACCACCGGATGCAAAATGCTTAACAAGATCTCTGAAGCTTCCCTTTACATAGCCAGTATCATTTAATATTTTTAGACTAATTGATTCGCTTGTTTTAGCGCCGGCGGGGTGGATCTTGATATCCGCAATGTCTCCTTTGCTTGTTGGAACCTGTTCAGACTGCCCACCGAATAAAGCAGCCAAAAAAGGCTCCCATAAAAAGCCGGCTACTGAAGCATTAAATTCTTGAAGCATCCAAACAAATTGATTTAAAAACATAAGGTAAGAAAGAGTTTGAGGCAAAGTAGCATTTTCTAAGTTTTTGTCTGGTTCCGCGAAAAAGTCAGTAATCGCTTTTAATTTTGTAGAAACAGCGCTAGCATCACCCGGGCCTTGTAGGCCTCCGAGGTTTCGCATCCACAATTCAAATTGTGCGCGATCCTGCGAAGATGGTTTCTGACCAACTGAAATTTCAGTTGGTATAACGTTTGGTAATCGTAAAGTTCTGTGTCGCTCGCGGGCGCCCAGAGGGACCCGGGACGGGCCCTTCTTTTCTTCTTCATGAAGATTTAAATCTCCCATCTGCTCGCTAATCAAAGAAACCAGAGCTTCGAAAGAAAGATCAGGAAATGGTTTTTTACTTTCGGACAGAAAGTCGGAAATAATATCTTTATTATTCATAGTCACTCTATAATTAGTTATTTAAATCACTAGATGGCTCATTTAATTCATTAATAATTTTATCTAGTTCGAGGCCAGCGGTATCAATCTTCTTTCTTGTTAAATGATAGTGGCACACCACTCCGTTATACGACCCACTTACCGCTGGAGAATATACATCCGTCACCAGCTTATTCTTCTTTGTCGGACACGTTAGGGGAATATCATATTGACTACTCAAAAATTCAAGTAGAACTTTATAAGCCCAAATTTGTTGAGGGTAATACCCCAGATGAGGCTTAAGCTTTATACCGTGTACAATACTGTCAGTTAGCACGGGGCGCTCGCCATGGCCTCGTTCAACATACGTCTTTTGGTATTTCGTATAATATGCGTTACTAAAATCTATTCCAATAGATGCAGAATTAACTTTTCTATTGCCGGCATGCCAACCAATGTTATTACAATCTAGAAGCTGTACGATCGTACCATCATTATCAATAACAAAATGAGTTGATATATTTCTTTTCTCTAAAACTCTCTTGCATGAAGCTGCGGATAGACACACATCCCAATGAGTAACAATCATATTGGGAGTACGGTGGTTATCGTACTCCTTATAAGTTCCGCCCTTCAAAAGATCAATCTTAACTTTTGGCCAATCAATTGACACAAATTGCCCGTTGCATAAAATACGGCTAGCTGACTTTGAGAATGCTTCTTTATTGGTGTTCGCTCTTCGATATGTTAATTCACCAACAAGACCATCCGGCTGTAGATCATGCGCCTTTTGAAATTCTATTACTCGATCTATTAAGTATGAATCAAATTTTGTTGCTCCAAACCAATTTGGAGTCCAGCCATATTTTTTCGCAGACTTCTTATTATAGTATATTCTATATAATTTCATCTGCAATACCAAGCTCAACAACTTCTTTAGCATCAAGGTAAACATTCACTTTCCTATCTATTAATTTTTTAATATATCTCTTTGTCATATCTGAAGATTCCGCTAATGCATCAATATACTTATCCTGAGTCCACATAGCTTCTTCCATCTCGTTTTGTACATTATATAAATGCCCATGAGAGCCTGCTATTACTCCATGGATCATAACCCGGCAGTTCTTGCCTACAAATCTTTTTCCTCGCGTGCCGGCTGCTAGCAGCACAACGCCGGCCGACATTACTTTCCCCAGGCCATATGTATAAATTTCTCTGTTCTTCCGCACCATTCTCATTGTATCATAGATCGCAAACATATCTGCCGCCGAGCCTCCCCAGCTGGAAATATAAAAATTAATATGTTTCTGATCCTCAACCGGTTCTGTTAATTTATTCTTAAGAAGAAGTATTATAGACTCTAAGGCATTTTCTTCATCAATGTCTCCATAAAGAATTAAACTGGACTCTTCTGAGCCCTTCGGAGTTTCCGGAGGCGATGGAAAGTTGATCATAAGAGGCATAAGCGCTTCTTCAGTCGATACTTCCGCTTCTTCTATATCTTCTTTTTTATCTTTAGGCTCGTCTGATTTTTTTGTGAGTTTCATACGGATATTCCCTTTAATATAATTAGAGATTTCTAAATTTAAAAACCTTTTTTCTTACGTTCTTTATCTAAGAAGTTCATAGCCTGATACCAATTATTAAAGTTCAAAATCCCTCGGCAATAGCCCGGAGAGTTGGCTAATATCGCCTTGACAGCGGTTGCTCTCCAATCTCTAACGAATATTTCGTCATATTTTTTAAGCTTTGCAAGCTCCTCTTTCGTAAGCTCCTCTGTATTTTTCTCTAAGGCTCTATATTTTACGTCTCTTGCCAGTTCCATATGCGCATCTGCTACTTTAAGGAGGCTTAATCCGAATACAACGGCTTCTCGGAATAGTGATACCGCATGGGATATTTTAAGGACGGCAGAGACTAGCTTATGAGAAAGCACGCCAGAAAAAAACCAAATTATACTATTCATCAGAGGGTCTTCTACGAACATAAACTCAATAGTACCATAAAATAAAAAGCCTGTCAAGGACAGGCTTTTTAAAATCAAAATTAAAACGTAATATTATTTACTTATTCTTCTTAGAAACCTTTAACAATCTCGCTGCAACGCGTCTTGTTATTTCATTAACAGTTTCTTCGTCTAAATCTTCCGAAACTGTAATGTCGGCTTCCTCTAATTCCTCTTCGACAGCTGCTTCAGCTAACTCTTCTTCACCAGCCGGCTCGGCGGGGGGCATATCATCCATTGGCTCGTCGGCCGGCATATCATCCATTGGCTCGTCAAGGGCAGGATCCTCATCCGCAACATCGATATCAACCGGGTGGCCCTGAGCTTCTAGCTCTTGGGAAAGTGCATCTGTTACAGCCTGTACGATACTTGTTATATCCAAGTCTCCGTCTCCACCGGGAGCCGGCGGCTCGTCTTCCATAGGAGGCATCTCATCAGCCGGCTCGTCTTCCATAGGAGGCAGTTCATCAGCCGGCATATCATCGGCAGGAAGCTCTTCGTCCTCTAGCTCGGTTACATATCCCTCTTCCGTTACATCTTCTTCTTCTTTGAGCCAGCGGGAACCTGCCGGCACCTTATTAGCAACATCTGATCGGCCCTGATCACCGGCCTTTCCTTCTTCGACTGTAGACTTTTCTAGAAAGTTCTCAGCCAATGGCTCGATATTCGCTAGCTTCATGAACTTGCGAGTAACATCTTCGTTTAACAAACGCTTCATTTTGATTTCTCCTTGTGTAGTATAAATACTATGGCGCTATCCATATATAAATAGTCATTATTTTTCTTAAAAGGTATTAAATAGACAACTTATTTGCAAAATCAGTTAATTTTTTCAATGCTTTATCTTCAATTTGCTTAACTCTGACAAAACTAATGTTTAACCTCTTAGCTACTTCTCTCAAAGTCAGCTTTCCGTGCTCAGACACCGTTTGGCCAACACAATTGAAATCTTTCTCATATTCAACCCACAAACGACAATCCTTAACGGGGCATGATACACCATGTTTTTTGCATGCTTCTAAACATTTCATAGGTCAGGGTGCTCCTCTGCTATAATATCAAAAATGTTTTCTATATCTTCTTTATCAAGCAAAAATTTCTTTTTTAGAGCGTGGCCTTTGCTTGCAAGTTTTTTATTAAGTTGGCGCTTTTCTTTTCCCTGAATTACATATTTTTTCTTATATCGATCCAAATAGTCCATCAAAGATTCATCTCTTTCTAGATATCCACTAATCATAGATCTAAAAAATTGAGATTGATTCAAGCCATCGTATTTTAATCTAATTCTCAAATCTGCCTGTCTCTTGATGGTGTCAAAAAATGTAAGCTTTTTTTGTTCTTTCGAATCCGGGATGGGCTGATTAATTTTTACCATTATTTATTTCTCTTTAAAATGTGAGTGGAGCTTTCTGATTGGCCGGCGCTTGTTTGCTGCACGAATTTAGACTTATCGTAAAACTCCGTAAAACTTCTTGCTCCAGTATAAGAAAATCCGCTCTTTATGCCACCGTGCAAATTTTTTAAGATTGGTTCGGTCCTGCCTTTGTAGGGGACGGTGGTTGATATACCTTCAGGGGACGAGGATTTCCCTCTCCAGGCCTCTTGCGCTGCAGACGAAGCCATGCCGCGATAAACCTTATATTGCTTATTATCCGCACTTCTAAATACCTCTCCCGGGGTGTCGCTGGTTCCTGCCAGCAAAGAGCCGATCATAACAAAGTCGGCTCCGGCGGCATATGCTTTTACAATATCTCCGGAGGTTTTTATGCCTCCGTCTGCAATTATTTTGACGTCATCGTATGTGGTACAAGCACAGTCTAATATACTTTGAAAAGTCGGTACGCCATGGCCAGAAACTAATCTTGTAGAACAGATAGAGCCGCCGCCAATACCAACTCGAATGCTGTCCGCGCCCCATTCGGCAAGAGAATCAAACCCCTCAAGTGTCGCGACGTTGCCGGCCATTATATGTATATCCTCGCCGAGTTTGTCTTTAAGTACTTTCAAGCAGCGCTCCATCATAACATGGTGGCCGTGCGCTACATCAACACACAGTATATTAACATCAGACTCATTATATAAAAATATCGCTCGTTCTAAGTAATCGCCAGTCATTCCAATGGCGGCCGCCTTCGTTCCGTCGACCTTTTTTAAGATTTCTGCTTGCTCTTCCATCGTATTATATCTGTGTATAATACCGAAACCACCTTGGCTAGCCATGGTGCTGGCCATTTTGTCTTCCGTCACTGTATCCATAGGACTTGAAATGACAGGCAAAGTGAAGCTCAAGTTCTCACCTAAACTGTTTGTCGTATCAACTTCTTTTCTACTTTTTATATTGCTGTATTTAGGAACCAACAACATATCGTCAAAAGATAGTGACTGCCTGATTACTGGATTATACTTCATCATTCTCCAGAAGATTAGTGATCATTCTTTCTACATACCACTTGGCTTTTAAAAGATCTTCCAATGGCTTTCCTTTTAGTTTGTGTCTAGAGATATATTTTATAGCGTTACCCATATTAAAGTCCATATTCCAAGATTCTATATAATCTATTACTTCAATACCCTCGTTATAATGATCGGGGTGATCGACGTATTGTGTTTTTTCTTCTCTCATACAGATCTCGCATCCTGTTAATATTGGTTTGCTGTTATAGCCTCTGTGAAAAGTTGTGTGCCTTTCGCAGAGAGGAAAATAAGTTTTTCCTATTTTAAAATCCGCTTGGGACATAATTTTTTAAAGATTCTGGAAGTCTCCGATCAACCATGGATGATAGGGATGGCTTTTTATCAGTGGATCCCAGCGCTCCGTCTTTTCTACTAGACATACTAATTTCTTCTCCATAGAGCGAGCCTTCGGACTTTTCAGATGGCCTAAAGTGAACTACCGGTACTAAAACTAATTGAGCGATTTTATCTCCGTCTTTAATTTTTTGACTTTTATTCCCAATGTTGTGCAAGTCAATGAAGACTTCGCCTTCGTATCCTGAGTCGATAATATGCGCGCCCACTGTTAAAGATTTCTTGGCGCCGATTGATGAACGGTTACAAACTTGCAACATATACCCGTGAGGTATACCAAATTTAAGCCCTGTCGACACCATTAAACTGGAACCTGGACTAATTGTTACGCCGTTGGCAGCAACAGACGGTAAATGTGCGTATACGTCAAGGCCGGCATCTGAGGGGTTCCCTCTGGATGGGGATTTTACATCATCATTTGTTTTCTGAAATTCAAGAATCATTATCAACCTCCACGTTTCTGTTAATTCTTTCTATTGATTTCTCATGGTATTCTTTATTCATCTCGCATCCAACGAAATTCCTTCCAGTATTCATCGCTGCCACAGCAGTGGTTGCCGAGCCGGCAAAACAATCCAAAATCATGTCTCCCCTGTTAGAATGCTTTTCTATTAGTTCCTCGAATAGGGGCAAACTCTTTTGTGTTGGATGAAACCTATCTTTACTATGATAGATTGGATATTCGTATATCCCGTTATCATATTTGCTGTTAAAGGTTGGTTTTGACTTTTTTATGCCAGACAAAGCAATCTCTCTTGAATTTGTCAAATAATTAATTTTGCTATTAATGGGCACGGGGTTTGTTTTTAACCACTCCAGAAAACGAAGTTGTTTAAATTTCTCTGCCTTCATTATTTCCGACAATGAAGTGATCTTCCACAAATCATAAAACATAATCATTGTTCCGCCGTCAGATAATATTCTATAAAACTCGTTTATGAAAGGAGCAAGTTCTGTAGTCCGCTCATCCCACTCGCCGAACTCATAGCTCATTTTAAATCTTTCGATAGTTCGCTCGCCCTGACTAGCAATAAATCCAGTTGGCCGAGAAATTTCGTATGGAGGATCGGTTAAAACTAAATCTATAGAACTATCAGGTATATCAGACAAGAATTGTAAGCCCTCTTTATGTAGTAACTTAATTCTCGGCATCTATATCACTCTTGTTCCATATTGTTGAATCTCTTTCCAGGAAATATTAGCACTCAACCTTGGATCTTTCTTCTTGAGTACGTCGGGAAACTTCTTTTTAAGTTTTGGTAAAAGAAGCTCATATACTTTTTCTCCCGACAGCTTCCAGCTTTCAACTAATACACCGTCTTGGAATCTATTATAATAGTGTTCGGGATACTTTGCAAGCTTTTCTTTTAATAAGTATTTCTTTTGCTCTTCCCAAGTGCTCTGTACAGAAATGCCAGTGTAAGACCCCTTGTTATTTCGAGCAGTTGTCGACTTGTATTCCACTGGTTCTCCGCTTTGGTTGAAGGCATCAGCCCCAGAGAAGGTGTCTGCCACTTTGTGATTCAATACACAAGTTGCATAAATCTCTTTGCTTCTCGCATAACTGAATGGGTCTCCCCAGCCTTCTTTTTCACAAATCTGAGACATTTGCTTAAAAAGTTGTATATATTCTTCTTTGGGCGTCATTCGACTTCACCTTGTTTCCCGTAACTCTCAATAACTCTTTGTGCTGTTTCCCAACACTCTGGACAATACAAATTTACTGTCCCTTGCTTTTCTCTGACTGTGACAAACCAAGTTTGAGCATGCACCTTTGACTTTTTATCAAAGGGCTCTTCGCATACCAAACATTCATCTGCTAGTTTGTCGAACATACCTACTTTTTGTTTTAAATCTTTTTCGGCTTGCCTCTTTTTACTCTTAGCCATCTTTCTTTCTAGTTTTTTACTTGCGCTTGTCATTATCCCAACAGCCTAAAATTATAATACATTGATCTCGTTGAAAATCCCCATTGCTCGTTGTAATCGAGCTTCGCCATATAAGGCCTGTTAAGCTGGATACTATCCTTCTCCTTCACTCCCCAGCACTTAATACTGGTCATCGAGGATGTTGCATCAATTACTTTAATAATCCAATAAGACTTTCCGTGCTTAGTTTTCTTCTTTATAACTTCTCTCGGAATAAACCAAGCTACTCCAAGATCATTATCCCAATCTCCGATCGGAGGGACACAATAATGATTGAGTTTAGATTGTACATCTTTATCTATCACCATGTCAATGGGAAAGATACCTGTCAACGAAGAAATATACTCAATCTTTTCTTCATCGGTAAAATCTCCCTCTGGTTCATATAATTCTATATTCTCGTGAAACTTCTTAAGATTCTTTGGACGATCAACAGCTAAGGCTGACCAAAAATGCTTTCGGCCAGCAAACCTGTCATCCATTAACTCATCCATGGCTCCCGATCGACACAATACATCTAAGGCCTTCTTGTTCAGTTTAGAATATATAATGTCCTCGTTAAACAAGAACTCTTCTGGAGTGTTGAACGGCCTGTTGGCTAGCAATTGAGTGACAGCGGCGGATCCGAGTCCCTTGATAGAAGTTAGTGGTTGAATAAGGGTTTTGCCATCTTCACTAATCTCCCACTGTGTACCAGAGGTATTCACATCGAGTGATTTAATACTGAAGCCCGCCTGTTTAGCAATATTAATTGCCTCTTCTTTCTTGTTCTCGGGCTCTTTGTCAAGAAAAGCTGCCATCCATTCTGCCGGATAATAATTTAGTAGCCAAGCACATTGGTAAGACAACATTGAATAAGAAACAGCATGAGATTTGTTGAAACCGTATCCCGAAAAGTACTCAAAAGTTTGCCAGAGTTGGCGAGCAGTCGTGTTATCAATACCCTTTTCTTTACATCCGTCAAGAAATTTGATTTCAATCTTGCGCTTTTCTGTCGCTCCCTTGCCCGTCCCTTTCTTTGTAAGAAGCTTTCGTAGCAAGTTCGCCTCGTCAAGAGAGATATTCTTGCCAAGCTTGTGGGCTAGTAGAGCGATCTGTTCCTGGAAAATTAGAAAGCCAAATGTCTCTTTTGTGATTTGCTCCACAATAGGATGAACATAGTGGACACTTGACGGGTCTTTCTTCGCTTTTACATAGGACTTGTCAACGTTAGCACCAAGAGGGCCTGGCCGATAAATACTCGTGATAGCAGAGAGGTCAATAAGATTGCTGGGCTGTGCTCTTTTGCAGAATCCCTGGGCGCCTTTTTGGGTGAACTGGAAGATCCCAGCGAAGTGTCCTTTTTGAAAAATATTCTCATAAACATTCTTGTCATTAAAGTCCATAACGTCGGGATGGAGATTTTTATCGTAAAACTCTCGGATCTGCTCGTAAGTTGGACTCTCAATATTATGATGCCGCTTTAAAATATGCCCTACGGCGCCTTCGAGCATACGTAGAGTTGAAAGACCAAGCACATCAAACTTGATGAATCCAAGAGGCTCCAAGTGCCTGACGTTCTGACCCTCTGCCCATGGCGTCTGTAGTACCCCGCCGCTCTGAACAAGCGGCATATGTCGGTCTAAGTTTTCGCCGATAACAACTCCTCCGGCATGCCGGCTGACAGACCGAACCTGGCCATATAAAGCTTCTACATGCACCTTGATGTCAGGATATTTTATAAAGAAAGTTTGAAGACTTGCAGAATACTCCATAACTTCCTCGAAAGTGGGTATATACACGCCCGTCTTAATACCATGCTTCTTCTTGGCTGCCGGGGTTGCTTCGTGAATCATTCTTGAAGTTACTGAATTTGCTTCCGTAAAGGGTATGTCATAGAATTTCGAAATATCTTTAATAAGCGAGCGAAGCTGTAGAGTATTGTAATTTGAGATTGGAACAACCGTTGTTCTTCCCCACTCCTCCATCATAAGTTCTTTGATCTCCATCGGCTCACTTACATCAAAGTCAATATCTGGATAGTCAGTAGCGTCCTTCCTCAAAAATCTCTCAAATAGAAGGCCGTGCTTAATTGGATCTACTTGTGTGATCTTGAGGACATAAGCGACTAGCGAACCAGCAGCAGATCCGCGGCCCGGGCCAGTAAACATCACCTCATTTGATTTGTCGGCCACTGCCTTCATCGTGAGGAAATACTTACTGAACCCTCGCTCAGCGATAACATCAAGTTCTGTCGTCAGCCTGTCTGTGTACTCTTTTCTATGGATTAGGCCCATTGATTTTATGCCCTCAAGGGCATACTTGTGAAGGGCTTCGTCTGCAGTGGAATCAGGGGGCACAACAAAGTCTGGAAGTCTCACTTCTGTATCTGGGATGAAGTTTTCAATAAGATCATGGGCGATCCGGTGGGTGTTAGTTATTGATTTTTTAACAAGAACATCGTCATATTCTACTCCACACTCCTTAGTGTATTTTTTATAGCTCTCCCACATTTGATCGCCATTCTTTGGATATAGTTCGTAGCCAATTTCTTCAATTGACTCTGGCAATTCGTCAGACATATACTCTGGTCGGGAAGATTTGCCTAGCCATCCCAATCTCTTATACATCTCTCTGTGAACCCAAGCATCTGGATTTGGATAATGGCTGTCCGCGGTGGAAATGAGGCTAATGCCATACTCTTCATGCATCTGAATGATATATTTATTTAATTCGTGCTGTTCAGGTATATTGTTCCACTGTAGTTCTCCATACCAACGATCCCCAAATATGGCCATCATATTCTCGGTAGTCTCTCTCATAGCAGAGAGTACAAATTCAGGGCCGGCTTCCCTATTCTCCCAATAATTTCCAGCATATACTCCGCCTAGGCAAGCCGATGCAGCAATTACCCCTTCGCTATATTTACCAAGCAGTTCATAATCCATCCTAGGGTACCGATAATAGTTATCGCCCTGATATGACTCTGAAACCATCTTGAAGATATTGTTCAAACCTGTTTGGTTTTGAGCTAATAGAATAAGGTGCCGGCGCCTTCGAAGAATGTTGCTATTCGCCTCTTTTGAAGCGCCTTCATTTTCGATGGACATTTTTCCATCGTCCTTTTCAAGAGTTTTTGCGGCCTTCTTGTCCGCCCTTACCCTTTCATATTCGGCTTTCCAGTCGGCGATGGACGTTGTAAAATACGCCTCGATGCCAAAAATAGCCTTGAATTCTTTTCCATCGGCCTTCATCTTCTTGAGATGCAATAGCTGATGTGAAAATCCGTTCATATTACCATGATCAGTCAAAGCCAGGGCGTCGGAACCATTGGAATAAGCATAATCCATATGCTCTTTCGGATAACCAAATCCATCAAAAGGTGAGCCGGCGACGCTATGGGCGTGTAGGCCGGCGAAAGGAATAGAACTCTTAGTGCGCTCTGTCATTTAAATCTCCAAAAAGTATATAAACATAATACAACAGGCGCGCCTGAAAGTCAAGTATTTTTGTCGACTCTTTCAGAACATTTTTCATTTAAAAAATTCTTCACGCTATCCATATCAAAGCCTCGGGGAGGATGGATAAATGGTATCACGGAATGGTATATCAGACACATAGCAGCGATTCCCAATTTAGTAGCTACGCGCAAGGCATATACAAAATGCTGCGAGTAGGTCATTCCTTCTGCACTTAAATGTGCTGACATGAAATTGCGAATCCTAGTGAACATTTTCAAAACCCAGGGCAATTGTTGAACACGTATGCTGCTGCCGCGGCGTACGATATAATTATAACGACCATTAATACTTTTAAGACGCTTGTTTTGTTATCATTCTTCATTTCCTATCCCTCCCCATTCTTGATATCTTAAGATATTCTTTGTTGGGCGTTTTAAATTTTCTGATATTTCTTTTATGTTTTCGCAATATGTACTCCAACTATCAATCTGCCAATATTCTTTAGAATCAACTAAGTCTTGTTCTTCATACTGCAGATCTTCAAATATTTCTTCTATGGAAAAATTTGTTGCATCGTGAGTACTATAGGATCTAGATTTATTCCAAATTACCTTACTTAGGTCTTTGCTTTCTTCAAAGGTGTAAGTAAACCCTAAATAAGCTCCATCTTTTATTGTTTCACCATTATAATTAAGTACAAACTTTTTTTCTGAAGATATTTTTTTTCGTTCCTTCCTGAGAAAACCTACGCGGTATACTCCGTATGGGAATGCGACATAAAATTTATTAGGCTCTAGCCACTTACTCATCCCGCGAGATATTTTCCAAGCTGTGTATGATCCATAAAGAACACTCCAGCCCAAGCTGTCTCTCTTTCTGCGATCTCTGGGGTGTATAGGGACATAATATATAGGTATTGGTTTTTGGTTAGCTACCGCATTTCTATCAAATGAGCGAAATGACCAAACTGGATCTTGTATATAGTCCCCCAAGCGATGTCTTATAAGCGGTTGCATATCATCGTTACAAATGACCCATATAGTTTCGCAACCAGCGTATGCACACTCTAAAACTGCACGTTCAACTGCAAGAAAATCTTTGGCTATTGGCATAAGGCTGTCGTGCCAAGGCATTTCAAAGTCTAGGGCTGGGCCGGCTGTAGGAACTATGCCGGCAAGGTGGAAATTAGAAGACATTTTCCTCTATTAGCGTACGCAGGCTCCTGTTATCAAATATAATATTATCTTTTTCCATATAATTATTTGATATTATTGGTATTTTTTCTCTTCTCGTAAGTTCAAGTTTGATTGGTAAAAATTTGCCAATTCCATTACCTGTTCCTCTAATACCAGCCTCTTTCATCATAGATACTGTTTTTAATCTAGCTATGGTATCAGAATAATCAACGTTGTCAATGTTTTCCTTACTTATGATAGACTCTACCACTAAATCTTTTTTAGTCTTGTTTCCATCAATTCTGGGAGAAAGATAAAAATATATTTTTTTACAAAAGCTATCATCGCCACGCAAGCAGTCATATTTGTGTTGGGCGCCGGAGCGGGCATTAAACCAATCTAAAACTCTGTAGTGGAGAAGTGTTGTAGCTTCGTCGAAGGGGAGGCCAGATACCATAGTAGAATCAAATATTCTTATAGATTTATATTTACACCTACTGGTATATCCATTTTTAGTAATTACATGCAATTCATCGTTCTCTGGGTCGAGACGAAGATTTTCTACTATACCTGAGAAAGGGGATCTGCCAGCGAGAGAGATGTCATAAACTAAAGAATTGAATATATCCCTTTCGCTATCTTTCGGTTCTAGTAACGCATTCCCCACATTAGCACTAATCCCAACTTTGTCGAAAGGAAATATGCGATCCACAGAGTTATTGATGAAAATACTATTCGTTTTGTGTGCGTATAAGACAGCATTTAATTTACTTCCAATAACAATTTGTTCATAATAATAAGTATGCTTTCCCAAGTCAACATCCCACAAACTTGCATATTTCTTCTATGCTATTGTGTTTATCTAACATCCAATTGGCGATTCACAAGCTAGCTTTTTTGCCTTGTCTCGCCAATTGTTTAGGAGCCTAAGATGATTAGGTACCTCCATACATCGGCCTCCCTTTTTAGGGTAGCGGATACCAGTCACCCAAGCACCAATCCATCTCCTGGTTTTGTTTCTGAACCGGCACTGCTTTCTAACTTTATCAAGCTTGCTGACTATGTGCTTCATCCACCCATCTGCCGCAGAAATAGGATCCGTACGCACAGTTCCATATGCTTTTTCGTACATTGGCCATTGTTGTAGTATTCCTATTGCTTTTGGCGTCTTTCCATCTTTGCTAAATTTTCGGTCGCCCTGGGCCGATGGATTGTATCCTGATTCCATACACGCAGCAGCAAGAATCATCCCCCTAAGGTGATATGGAACGTTATATTTCTCTTCTATCGCGACCAAAGACCATAATAGCTCAATATTAATATTTTCAGATCTTGCGTATTTGCAATGGTTGGCAGCAACCTCTACAATATTTTCATAATCATAGGCACCGTTCTCACAGCCTTCAGTGGGTTGTGGGCTGGCGACTAAAGCTGTCGTTAAGACTAAGATTAAAACATTCATTTTAATCTCCCTCTTCCTCTAAGACGCAAAGAACATAATTCTCTTTTAATAGATAATGTTTTTCTCCATGCGCAGAAACTTCCTGCAACATTGAGCTATCAAAAACAATTTCGTCCCCAACAGACAAATCAGAATCACAGTCATCTGAAGTGTCTAACACAAAGCCAACCTCGTATTGGCTGGTCGCTTTATAATTGTCCGGAACTAAAATAGTATCAGAAACCTCATTTGGCTCTTCCTCCGAGACTTCAACTAGTATCATTTTATTAACTGGAAAAACATTCATACCATTACCTCCCTAAAGATTTAGATAGTTTTTCATATATCTCACTGAATATATCATAAT